GTTTTTTTCTTTGAGAATAGGTTCATTTTGTTTTGTTTTGGTAGAGGTAGTGTCTTGCTAGGTGGAGCGGTGCTCCGTGGTCTCGGCAAAGCTCTCTTAACGTTTTCTGTGCTTTGAAAAGGTCCGCAACTTTCATTGCGGCCCAGCCTCTTTTCGTAGGCAATCTTATTCTGGTCTTAACGACTGTTTCTTTAGGCATTAAGATTGATTGTTCAGGCTTAATGCTTGTTTCTTTAGGTGTTTCCATTTGTTATGTTATGTTTTTTGTTTAGTTTGACGCCGCCAATAAATTTGCGGCTAGGTAAGCTCCCCGGCGATAGACAAAAGAGGGTTCCATGGGCCAAAGGGCTTAGAGGCTTTTTCCCGCTCGCTGATTCCCTTAAAAGTATCAAGGTTTCGGAATTCCGTGCTCCCCGTGTGATGAGCAAAAATATGGGCCCCATGCCAGCAGTCTCGATCCCTAAAGTTGACTGATGGGCTTAATGGAAATTCCTAGCGAACTGAGTGTGTCCCCGCTTAAGGGGTCCGGTGGTATGTGCCTTATACGCCCCCGGAACGGTGCGTTCTGTTTTGTGGGCAACAAAAAAGCCCCAAGGTGGAACTAGCACCAAGGGGCGTTCTTAGGGAATCCGGCCTTAACGACCGAAAGACGAAAGTTTTCCTTTAGCTCTAGTTCAGCTACCTAACGAGGGGATTATACCATAGGTTCGTTGTCAATTGGTTTGTCTTGTTTCTTTTGCCAGATTTCAGCCTTCGCCATGCAGGATTCCAACTCCTGTTCAACCCACGCTTTGAACGCTTTGGGGTCGGTTATGGTGAGGCCGGGGATGTTCTGACACGGTATAAGGCGAAGGTTTGCTTGCAACATCCCAGCATAGTAGGCGCTACAGATATTACGTTGACCAACTTCGGCCCGGAATTCGTTTTCTGTGTTCATTTTAGACCCTCCCCCGTCATGCCATTTGTGACAAACTCACTCCAAGCGGCTTCCCTCTCCTCGTAGCTGAATGCACCGTCTCGTGAGTCCTTGCCGGGAGCCATCATGCCGGTTTCCCGGTAAAAAGCTTCCGCCGCGCTTTCATACCTTTGCCTTATTTCTCGCTCGGCCTGAGCTACCGCGTTTCCAGCCTTTATATAAACTTCCATTGACCGGTTTATTTCTTCTTGTATGACATCCCGTTTTGTTCCGTTTCTATCCTCTTTTTCCCAGTGAATTTGAAGAATAGTCAAGTGCTTGCCGAGAACATTTTCGGCCTGCCTTAGCGTGTTAAGCAGTTTCATGGAGGTTTCAGGGTTCATTAAATTAGTAATTACGGGCTTCACCAGCACACCTCCAGTTGACCGGCCCGCAGGTTAAACTTGGCCGGAACGTCAACCCATCCACCGTCAACAGACAGGGGAACGGTCTTAACCTCCAATTGCCATTTGTGCCCATATTGGGTTGGAACGTGAGCCGCGCAATAAAGTCGGCCCTCGTGTTTGAATTCTCCCGCGTGCAGGTTGCCCCCAAGCGGATTTCCGTGATATTTAACGGACAGTGTTTTAGTCATGTGTTTTTTTGTTATGCTTAATCGATTTTTGTTATATTGACTGAGTTTCTGCAATTTTTGATTATCTATCCCAGTGGTCGTCATCTTCGTCGCGCCAAATGAGCCAGAAAAGAACGAAGGGAATGATGAGAACGAGGGCCAAACTGAGGCTAACGAGGCTGCTGGCGGTCATAATAGTGTCATTTATTGAGGTTTATCTGAGTTATCAGGCAAAGGATTGCCGTTTTCGTGAAGTTTTTGGATATTAGGCTTTCCAGTTACCGGAAGCCGGAAAACGAAAGCCCCTTCGCCCCGCATGGCATGATCGAAGAGTGCGTCAATCGACTCGCCTATGGGGATTCCGTAGGCTTTACGCCACGCTTGCAGGCTCGCGAGGGTGCGAGGGTTGACTAGGCCCACAAGCCTCACCTTGGGCAGTCTGTAGGGTCTGGGTGTCATCGCAGAAGCCTCACCGCGAGGCAGAGGACTAGCGCGCCGATGCTTAAAAGGCAAAGCGCGGCGTTGAGAATGAGTCTTGTCATAGGTGTTTTTTGATTTTGTTCCAATAGGCAATTGTTGCCCGTTTTTTGTTTCCAGTTGGACCGCCGTTCCAAATTCGGGCCTTTACCTCATCGGATTTGCCCTTGCCGTAGTGGTTAACGTAAAGGTGAAACATTTGGCGAGACTTAACGGGGTCAAATCGGTCGTTTAAGGTGTAATTTGTCCCCGCTATTCGGTTAATGTCCTTCACGGTGATGGCCCAAATTTGGGCTATGCCCGCCGCACGTCCGCCATCCCCTACGGCAAGCGGGTTTCCGTTGCTTTCTACACGGCAAACGGCTTCCCATAGGCCCGCCTTTGCGGGCAGGGCAGAGCATGCAAGGCAGAGCATAAGCAGAGTGCGTTTCATGCGTTGCCCTCGTTCAAATAGTCTTCTGTTTTTAGCGTGCTATCAAAAGCAATCGTTTCGTTCAATTCTTGAACGGTGGAATTTATCCATTCCGCATATTCAGGCGTTACGCCATCCAGAAAAACGGATGCGCCCCCGGTTTCCGCCATTTTACTTAATGCGTAACCCCTCAAAGTGTAACGCGACCAAATAACCGCAAACGCTTGCGCCATTTCTCGCGTAGGGAAAGATATTGTAGCTTTATTCATTCGATAGCCCCTTTCACGTCCGCCATCGTAAGTTTGCCCTTCATTACTCCGAACTTGTCAGAATAGAGCCCGCGCAACCATAACCGTGCGTTTTCGTCGGGCAAACCTCTTTCTCTGTTTACGTTTTCATTGAACGACGGCGCATTTTTTATGCCGCTATCCTGCGAGCGGTTAAACGCGGCCAAATTCTTTGCGTTTATCTCAAAAGTCACGGAAGCGGGGAAGCCAAGGGCAATTTTGGCGTTGCTGTTTACGAGGGTAATTTTCATTTCACGCCCTCCGCTTTGCTTATAACTGAACCAATCCGCGCGCGAATCCACTCAGGGGATTCCCCGGCGTTGGCATAAATCAATTTTAAGGCCGCAAGCAAATCGGGCGCGGCTGCAATCAAACGGGCGTTGGCGTTTTGCTCTGTCCATGGCGTGTAGTCACTGTGAGTGTGGCAACTGCAAATGAGACGACTGCTAGGTTGCCCGCAAACGGTGAAATTTTGATAAACCCTTGCCTCGGTTGCTTCCCACGGCCCCGGTGTGTGTGTATTTTTTGTGTTTTTCATAGGTGTTCACTGAAAAGGCCCGCCCCATTAACGGGAGCGGGCTTTTGATTGGGTTTGAGGGTTAATCAATCGGCGTGCGCTTCCATCTTTCCAAGGATGAAATCGGCGGCCCTTTGTCCTTGAGCGGCGGCGTGAATTACTAGCTTGGCATCCTCTTTCAATTGCTTTAGCCATCCCTGAATATAAGAGGCGGAAGCGGGCAAGGTGTTGTCAATCCCCGAAACAGCGCAAAGGAACGCCGCGCCCATCTCCGCGACTAGTTCCTCTTTCGCGTAGGTTTCCCCGCCAAACGCCGCAACCTCTGCAACCCCTTTACGGTTTAACCGACTTTCGTGCCCCGTTGCGTGCGCTAATTCGTGGAAAAGTGTGGAATAGTAGTTTCCGGACGTGTCAAACGTTTCGGCTTTTGGCATTTGCACGCTATCTGTTGACGGGCGATAATAGGCTCTGTCTCCGCCGTGTGCCAATTTGGGCGCACTTGGCATACTGGCAACAATCTTTTCCGCCTCTGCTATGGGGTTAAATTCCGTTCCTTCGATCTTTTCCGCCACCCATTCTATGCCGTCGCACTGTTCAACGTTGAAAACCGTGTAATACTTCAGGAAGGGAATCTTTTTGGGCTTTCCGCTAGCGTCTTTCTCCGTCTTTGAATCAACCCAATTCCAAAAGACCACCGGCGTGCCCTTTTCCCCTTTCCGCACGCTTCCCTTTAGTTCCGCCGCTTGTTTATAGGTTAGCCAAAAGGGGCACGAATAAGGGGAAAAGGATAGCAGAAACCAATTGATGCCCCGATATGATTTGCGGCTTCCAAAGTTTGCAGGGTTGCCACCGTTTTGCGCTTTCCAAGGTTTGCGCCATGGAACCGTCCCCGCTTCTAATTGGGAAACGATGCGTTCCGTGATAATGCTATAAACGTCTTTCTTTTCTTCCGTCTTCATTTGTTTATCTGTTTTCTTATCAATTAAGAGGACAATTGCGCCCCCTTTCAATGCCTTATCCCCGCCCCTTGGAAGGAGGCAGGGCAAGGGGTTGGGGTTTGTTGTGGCTTAGGCTCTGAATTCAGCCAAAGCCGACTGATAAGAAGAATCCATCTCGAACCATGCCATCCTAAGTGATTCAGCAATTTCGTGCGCCGATTTGCCGTTGCACGCCATTTTGTGCGAAGAGAGCCAAAGTTGGCGCAGGATTTCCGCGTGCATAAATAGTGTGCAGGTTTGCTCAATCGTTGGTTTGATTTTGTCGCTCATGTTGTTATCCTTTTCTGTTTTGGTTATTTTAGTATGCGGGGAAGGTTTCAAGGTGTTTCCATCCGTTGTGGGGATATTCCGTCACGTTGGGCTCATTAGTTAACTCCGCCAAACGTTTGATTGCATCGGTCCAATTTGCGGCTTCAAATTCACGAAGGGAACCTTTTTTCACGAAGACATAACGTGATGACTTATTTGCGGAGTGTAGCGGAGTGGACATCTGATTTGTTTTTGTTTTGCCGTAGCGTTGTGCGTTGGCTATGTGGTGAGAATGGGGAACGTTTGAGTGATTGCAAGTCTTTTTATTAAGAAAGTTGAGCCTATGCCGTAAGCTACTCACTTTCAACGGGTAAAAATTCAGCGTAGGCACTCAACGCGCGGCCCCTTCACCCTCACACCGTAAGAACAGAGCGAAAGGCTAGGGATAGCGTAGGCCTAAAGGGAAAGAGCCTAAAGCCTAGGTGCAGGTAGGCTAAAGCCTTCCCCCTTGCCCTTGCTTGCAAGCTATGGTTTGCCTGCCCTTTCTGCCCGCCTGAATCCATCACCTCCCCTATACGCAAACCCCTTCACGCGAGCCTTACCATGCTACCAGGTCGCTGAGATTCAGTCTCAATAGGCTATAAGGCTAGGCTACTAGGCTACTAGGTGGAGCTGGCTACTAGGCTAGGCTAGGCGCGGCCCCGTAAGCCCAACGGATAGACCTAGCGCAAGCCTCACGCCTACCCATAGGGGGGGAGGGGGGTCGAGGTTGGGGGGGGTGGGGTTATTGTAATTGGTCAGAACGCCCCCATAAAAAAATAATTCAAATGGTCCCTCATAAAAGGAGGGAATATTGTAAATGGTCCCTCCTAAAAGGAGAACGTAGAACATAGTTGAAGAAAACAGGAAAACATAGTTGAACAAATGGCTTGACAGAAATTTTGGGGGCTGGTTACAATCCATACGCAAGCGAAGGATAATGCTTAAAGACTTTTTTTCATTGTTTTTGTTTGGCATTCTATGTCTGGATTGTTTCAAGTATGAGTCAATTATGATCTATTTGTCTAAAGTATGAGCCTAGAGAACATCAGCCCCGTTCTATTGTCCTCCCTAGTGGACAGTGATTGTCGCACCCTAGAGGCGCGGGAGCCTACGAAGGCTATGCTGTGCTTGGAGCAACTGGCTGAAGGGAATACGTGGGAGGAGATAGCTGAGGCTACGGGATTCTCGTTCAATCAGATTAGTAAGGTGAAGGCGCGGCATGAGGTGGCGATTGAGGTGAGACGGAAGCAGTTGGCGGCAGATGGGTTTGAGATGGCAGAAGGGCTGAGGTTGTTGGCTAAACAGAAGCTAGAGATGCTGGCGAACAACCCAGATGCTTTGGCTAAGGTGAACATTCGGGATTTAGTCCTGTCCTATGGCATAGCCGTAGATAAGGGTATGCAGGCTCTAGGGGAGAACAAGGTGGTGGTGGAGCACAAGGCCGGGAAGCCTAGCTTGGAGGATGCTATGAAGGCTATAGCTGATGCTAGGGCCGCGCTTCAGAAGGAGGCTGTTGATATATGATTTGGAGGAAACACGCCATTCTC